GTGCAGGAGTATCTTGACCCTGTGGAAAACACCGGGAAGGGGCTTGGCATTGCTCCCGTGGGACATATAGTCACCGTGGCAAGTGTTGCCATGCAGGAGGTGGACGTCAGTGTTTCTGTTACGGTTAAGGATGGCTACACCAAGGAGCTTTTAACTCCCTATATCACCCAAGCGGTGGAGGGCTGCTTTGAGGAGCTTAACGCCACATGGGAGGATCTCTATGAAGGCGGTGACGACTGCATTTCCGTTATGGTATCCTACCTTGCGGGGCTTATTCAGTCGGTTACGGGAGTAAACGGCATTACCGACATTGATGTGGGGGGAGCCGTATTCGGAGGCAGCCTTGTGCTGAATAAGGACTGTCTTGCCACGCTTGGCACCCTTACGGTGGAGGTGGAGGAATGAGCAGAGATAAAAATGCTGTCGAATATCTGCCAAGGTATATGGCAGAGCTTTTTGAAATGCAGGAACTCTATAAGGGAATACAGCCGGAGCTTGATTTGATGTACCAAATAAAGGACAGCTCCATGGAGGAGTGCTTTGTGCTGACCTGTGAGGGTTTTGGACTGGAAAGGTACGAGGAAATGCTGGGAATTACTCCGTTGCCCACAGACACTACGGAGGACAGGCGGCTGAGGGTTCTTGCAGCACTTAACGGGGATACCCCCTACACCTTTGAGCGTATTTATGCCAAGCTTAAGGTGCTCTGTGGAGAGAACAACGTCACCATGGAATATGCCAAGGACATATACACCCTGCGGGTACTGGTGCAGCTTGCGGCAAAAAATCAAATTGACACTGTAGGCAGGATGCTGAGGCAGATGCTGCCCTGCAATATCTCCCTTATCTGTTCCCTTGCCTACAACAGGCACTCTGACCTTGCACCCTGCAAGCACAGCCACCTTGCCCAATATACCCACCTTAAGCTAAGGGAGGAGGTATTATGAATGAGGAAAGGTATAAGGAGCTTGTGGGGGGAGGCTATGAGGATTACTGGAATTTCAAGGGCAGGTACAGGGTCTGCAAGGGCAGCCGTGCCAGCAAAAAGTCAAAGACCACGGCACTTAACCTTATCGACAGGCTGATGGAATACCCGGATGCGAACATTCTGGTGGTGCGTAAGGTTTACTCCACCCTTCGGGACAGCTGCTACGCGGAGCTTTACTGGGCAGTGGAGAGGCTTGGGGCAGCAGAGGATTTCAGCTTTAAGGTCAGCCCCCTTGAAATCACCTACAAGCCCACGGGACAGAAAATTTATTTCAGAGGACTTGACGACCCTATCAAGATTACCTCCATTACGGTCAAAAGCGGCTGCTTGTGCTGGCTGTGGATTGAGGAGGCATATGAGCTTACCAGTGAGGCGGACTTTGATATGCTGGATGAAAGCATCAGGGGTGAGGTGCCGGAGGGGCTTTTCAAGCAGGTTACCATTACTTTAAATCCATGGAATGAGCGGCATTGGATAAAAAAGCGTTTCTTTGACAGGGAGGACGAGCAGGTGCTTGCCAAGACCACCACCTACAAGTGCAATGAATGGCTTGACGAGGCTGACCTGCTGATGTTTGAGCGTATGAAGGAGCACAATCCACGGCGCTATCAGGTTGCAGGTCTGGGTGAGTGGGGCATAGCCGAGGGACTTGTGTATGAAAACTGGGAGGAAAGGGAGTTTGATATAGAGTCCCTTTTAAAGGACAGCAGTATTAAGCCTGTTTTCGGTCTGGACTTCGGCTATGCAAACGACCCCACCGCCGTGTTCTTCGGGCTGTGCGACAGAGAAAAGCGTATCCTCTATGTTGCGGACGAGGTGTACAAAAAGGGGATGTCCAATGAGGCTATCTATGAGCTGATGGAGGCTAAAGGCTGGCGGAAGGCGAAGATAGTTGCGGACTGTGCGGAGCCTAAGTCCATTGACAGGCTCAGGGAGCTTGGACTCAGCCGTATAAGGGCTGCCCACAAGGGCAGTGACAGCATACGCTGCGGCATTGATTTAATAAGCGATTACAAGCTTATTATTCATCCCCGCTGCGTCAACTTTCTTACGGAGATAAGCAATTACACATGGGAAAAGGATCGCTTCGGTAATATGATAAACCGCCCCTGCGACAGCTTTAATCACCTGATGGACGCAATGCGTTACGCCATGGAGGATATGGGCAGCTCCTCTCTGGTTTCCTTTGATTAGGAGGGATATAAATGGTACTTAACGAATATCTGGGGATTTTAAATGCCCTTATGCAGCTGATGAGCATGGAACAGGAGTGGAATATGCCCCTTGAGGAAAGGGAAGAGGAACCTCTTTTCCCTGCCGCTGAGGGTAACAGTTATGTCACCAACAACTACCTTGTAAAGGAATATTTGGGCAGCCTTGATTCCCTTGTAAGGGAAAGTGCCTATGAAAAGCTGAGCCGCAGGACAGATGTTTTTAACAAGGTGCAGTTTTCGGAAAGTAAAAAAATGAGCACCGTTAATGGGACAGTGATTGACAGGGCAGGGCTTATGTCCGCTTATGGGGAAAGTCTTAAGGAAAACAGGGCTTTAAGCCTTGTCCAAAGGGAAGGATATACCTCGGATAAATGCCTTGCTGCTGTGAGTATGCCTAATATGGGGGAAATTGCTGTTCCTGCCGTAAGCAGACCAGATTATTTACCTTATATGTATGGGAGGGGTACAGCGGCTTTTTATAAGGCTGCCGTCTCCCATGTCGTCACTGTTCAAAATGCAGCTGTATCTTCCTTTATAAAGATAGGGGATATTTCACATTCCTTTACTTATGGGAGCTTAAACCGTGAGCTGTACGGTTGTTATCGGGCTGATATGCCCATGGGCAGGAAGGAAATAGCCGGAGCTTATGAGATTTTGCCGTGGACAAATACAGAGACCGATGAATCACTGAGACGTTTTTTGTACAGCACCCACAATTCAGCTTTTAATCGGGTGGAGGAAAAGAAGCTTGTGGAATACAAAAATATACAGCAGTACAATAATCGGTACAGCAATCTTTTAAACAGGAATTTTGAAGCCTTTTCGGAGAATAACTCTTCCGAAAAAATCGGGGAGTATATTTCAAACTCTAGGGTCAAAAGCCTTATTTCATCTTCCCAAAGCAGGGAGAGCAAGGAGAATATTGTCAATGTTAAGGTGGACTTTACCGCAAATGCAAATGTAAGCAGCGATTATGACGTTGAAAGGTTTACCAACCTCTTTGCGGACAAACTCAGAGAGGAGCTTTCAAGCTGTGCCGAGGGAGTACACTTGTATTGATTTAAAAGGAAGGAGGAGCAAAAATGCATAACTATTATTTAAGCGAAACAGACAGGATAAATGACCTTGTCAGGCAAAATTCACCCCTTACCCTCAGGGAGCTTGCGGAAAAGGAGCTGATGCGTTTCCGAAATTCACGCAGGAGGCTTGATATGTTCACGGGGGAGAGGTATTACGAGGGCAATCATGACATTCTCCGTCGTGTGCGTACCGCCATCGGTGAGGGAGGCAAGACGGTGGAGCTGGACAACCTGCCCAACAACAGAATAGTCAATAATATTTACCGTGTCCTTGTTGACCAGAAGGTAAACTATCTGCTGGGCAAGCCCATTACCGTAAACTGTGGGGATGAGGAATGTGAAAGGCGGCTCAGGAGCTGTTTTAACAGGGATTTTTTCAGGATTTTAAGGCGCATAGGAGAGGACGCTTTAAACTGCGGGCTGGGCTGGCTGTATGTTTACTATGGCAGTAACGGCAAGCCGCTGTTTAAGAGGTTCCGACCATGGGAGGTGGTGCCCTTCTGGACTGACAGTGAGCATACGGAGGTTGACTGCGCCCTCAGGGTGTATGAGGTGCTGACCTATGTGGGCAAAAGCGAAAGGGTTCAGCACCGTGCCGAGCTGTATACGCCGGAGGGTGTCAGACGATACAGCCTTGAGGGGAGCAGGCTTAAGGAGGAGGGTGGTTTGCAGCCCTATTATTCAAGGGGAGGCAGAGCCTTCGGCTTTGACAGGGTGCCCCTTATTCCCTTTAAGTACAACTCAAAGGAGCTGCCCCTTATCAAAAGCGTCAAGACCTTGCAGGACGGTCTGAACAAGCTTATTTCCGACTTTCAGAACTGTATGGAGGAGGATGTGCGCAACACTATTCTGGTAATTAAAAACTACGACGGTGAGGATCTGGGACAGTTTCGCAAAAACCTTTCCGCCTACGGTGCGGTGAAGGTCAAGACCGTGGACGGCTCTCAGGGTGGGGTGGAGACCCTTAACATTGAGGTCAATGCGGATAATTATAAGACGATTATTGATATTTTTAAAAAGGCTATCGTGGAAAACGGCAGGGGCTATGACGCCAAGGATGACAGGCTCAGCGGCTCCCCCAATCAGATGAATATTATGAGTATGTATAATGATATTGATATTGATGCCAACGCTATGGAAACGGAGTTTGCCGCAGCTCTGGAGCAGACGGCGGAGCTTATGGGCTGTGAAAATGCGGACTTTGTCTTTAACCGCAGCCTTATTATGAATGAGTCGGAACTTATTGACAATGCCCTTAAGAGTGTGGAGC